TAATTCCCTATATATTTTTTGGTGTGTGTGAAAATCAGTGGTCACGTGGTCACCCTCGCTTCTAATTGAGAAAATCTTCATCGTCGTCTTCATTCCTGAAGTCATCTGTATCCGGCTCCACTGAGAGCTTGGCGCATATAACGCGGACTCCCACGCCGAGAATCTTCTTCCGGCATTGGCTCCGGAGCACGCCGCGCTCCTCAAAAACATAGATGTGGTCGTTGTCACGAAAGCCTCTGATGCATTTGGTATAGGAAAATCCTGCCTTCTCCAAGGCTTCCCGCAGCACAGACGCAATGATGTACACGCGGTCAGGCTCGATCTTTCCGTAGCAGGGTTTTGAGGTTGCATCGAAACAGGCTCTGTTCTCCGCCACCCAGCCTTCCACGAAATGCCATGCCCGCTCGATGCTGTCCTCCTTCTCCATCGTTTTGCAGTTGGAAAGCAGCTCAAGACCAAGGGATATGGCTTCGGCATGTGCTTCATCCTCATCAAGGCCGAACACGGCAAGGGAGGAATACTCATCTGCCAGCGCAAGGGCGGCAATGTTGTCCAGATGCACACCGGGCTCTCCGGCAAATTTCGCTTTGAGCTCGTCCCGCAGCGTTGTGAAATCCTTTTCTGCCTTGTCAGGGTCGGGCAGGACGTTATCGATCAGCCAACCGATATACTGTTTCCCGGCAAAGCCATAGTTGCTCTCACTGATCTGATGCACCTTCTTGCCAAACTCCGAGCCATCAACCGGCTGACCGTAGATTTCCAGAACACGGGTATTCACGCCGTCCATAGAGGTTTCATTGGAGATCGGCTGTTCGCCGGTGCTGATGATGGAGTTCTGCCATGTGGGCACATCCTGCAGACCGCCGTTCTTGGCACCGCGGGTCCTGCCATAGCCGTTTCCGAGGGAGTAGACCACATAGGAAGATGAGAGCCTGCGTTCGTTTAAGACCTGCAGCTCATCAAGGCCGAGTGGCAGATGCTTTAAGGTTCCTGCACGACGCTCCATGCCGACAGCCGTGGAGTTGAAATTGCCCATCAGCTTCATCGGGTCTCCGTATACGGACAGGGCAAACTTCAGTGCCGCCGTTTTGCCGCTTCCGGAGGAGTACCAGACGTGCAGGATAATGATGCGGTGCTTCATAATTTTCAGAAGCGGTGATACAAACGATGCCGCAAGAATGGCTCTGGCGACCGGCGACTTCCTGATTTCCTCTGCGGTTTCAAGCCACAGGTCATAATCGCCGGATTCCCTGAGTGCTGCGATAATGCCATCCGCGTCGTCGCCCTCGTAGACGATCTTGCTTTTTGTCACATACGGATAGAATTCCTTCTCCACCCAGCCGATGCGGTCGATGCTGCGTACAAACGGAATCGTTTTCTGGTTTGCGGTCTCATAGGCAGTGAAGTATTTCACCATCTCGTCTGAGTTGTCGGAGGAGACCAGAAGGCCGCTGTCTGCATAGCGCAGCAGGGTGTTCTTGTTAAAGATCCCGGATCTGGGCGCACGCAGGGTCTTCCAGCGCTTGTTGCGGAAGAAGGCAAGCTCCGTCATTTCCTGACCGGTGTCGATGTTTTCCAGTCTTGATGTAATGACGACCGGCTCTCCGCATAAGGTGACCGTCACCGGCTCTCCGTTATAGGTCATGGTGGTCGTGATGCCGTCCTCCAAGCACAGCTTGTATCCCGGAGGCTCCACAGCGCCACGCAGGCTGATGCCGGAGAGGTTGATGACCGTGGGTTCGACGCCGAACTCCGGCTGCGCGCGCATTTCTGACTCGTGCTTGACTGCTTTTTCAAAGTCCCTCGTGCCGACGCCGGTTTTCTTGATCATGAGCTTCAGGCGGCCATAAGCAGCAGGATCATTGTCTGCCGCCCACGACGCGAGCTTCAGCGTATACTGGTCAAAGACATCCTCGGCCTTCATGGAATCGGAAGAGAGCAGGTTTTCCATCTGTTCCTTCAGGCTGTAAAGCGAATGAACGACCGGAGCCTTTACGCCGCAGCCTTCCTCCGGGCAGGCAAAGCCCAGACGCTCACGGATGTATTTGCAGGTGCAGGGCTTGTTGGCCTTGACGGACTGAGCGATCTTTCTGTCGGTCTCCTCCGGAGAGTAGCCGGTATAAAGAGAGCTCCACTCGTGGAACTTATCCGCGCCATCAGGCGTGAGTGCGATATTGGAGCAGGCCGCTTTCCATTCCGGTTCGGTAACACTGTCCGGATTATCACGGAGCTTCTGGATAAACGGGCAGCGTTCCATAATGCGGTCAGCGCTTCCGACAGCTCTTGGATCAGCCTTGAACGGCTCCGTCCTGACAGGTTCCGGTGCTTTGTAGTAGGCGCTGAAGTCGTCAAGGGAATAGAACGTATCCGTAAAGTCGATCACATGGCACGGCACAGGCGCATCCAGCTTATGGTTCAGGCTGCCCGGTGCGCGGAACATATGCGAGATGGAGAAAACGTTGTCGAGCCTCCAGCCTTTTTCGGAAAACTGCGAGGCAAGGTATCTGCCAAAGCCCTCCGTGGTTCCCTTGGCCATCTGCATAGCGGCTTCATCGGTGATCTGGTAGGGCGTTTCAAAAATGTAATAGGCATAGATGCCGTAGCCGGAGTCATCGAGACGGGTCGGCTTTATCGGCAGGCTGTTTAAAATCTCGATGACGCTGTCCTTATCCGGAGGGAGCTCCTTTTCCTTATGCGCCTCGCCGAACACGTCGCAGTCAGCGACTATGGCAAAGAGCTGGTTGACATCGTCGTCTCCGCCACGGGCTCCGTCCGGAAGGTCATCGCCGCGAGGGTTGACACTGATATATACATTTGTGCTTTTACCGAGCTCGACGACCTTGCGGTACATCCCCTCCGCATCGGTCGTGCGGAACCGGTAGTTTTTCTTTTCAGGCAGAGCGGTGAGGACAACGGTGCCATCGCCGCATCTGCTGAAAAGATCGTAGGATTCTCTGTCATTCATTCAGTCGTACACCTCCTGCGATTCCTCTTCGAGCACCTTCACGATGAACTTCAGTGCACGGATCATGGTTTCCAGCTCGCAGTCGCCGCCGAGGGTGACCTCAAAGCCGTCACAGCCATAACGGGAAGGGATAGGCTTGATCTCCATATCCGTGCTGGCCTCGTCCTGAATGCGAAAATAGGTGCGGCTGCCATGACCGGAGTCGCCTCCCTGATAGCCGTTGGTACCGGCCTCGACCTGCAGGATATTGCAGCTCACCACGTCGCGGGTATAGGTTGTAATTTCGGTGCCGTCTTCCAGCTTTCTGCGTTTTTCTGTTACTTCATACATGGTGTTAGACCTCCTGACATTCTTCTGTGAAATAGCGCAAGCGGTAGTCCTTCCACTTGGCGCGGTTGATTTCTGCTTCCATACCGGATGAGATGCGGCTGCCGAATACCCAGACCTCTGCGCACTTGCTCATGAGGGCGTTCCCGAAGAATAGTCCCAGCTCACGTTCTGCCGGGTTGTCATCGTCAAGGAACTGCGGAAACAGCAGGTGCGGTGCGATGGGGATATATCCCTTGTCCACGGCAAAGCGGCTGTAGCGTCTGGCATTAGCCACATTTGTTTCCACATCTCCGGAAAACGGAGAGCAGATGTAGACGATAGGCCGGAAAGCGCGAAGAGACTGTCTCTCATTAGCAAGAATCCGGGAGAGAGCTTCTCCTGCCGTAGGATCGGCATAACCTTCACTGTTTCGATAATCGTTACTCAAACCAGAGTCCTCCTTTCCGGGCAGACTTAAGGCGTCCGCCTCCAATTTCCACTGGAGATGAACGCCTGATTTGAGCGGACGATTTTTAATCTTTTTTGTAGAAGGGTGTGACGTAGCCGTCGGCGCGGAGCTTCAGGCCTTTTGCCCACGGCGGAGTCCTGCCCATCTGTTCACAAAGAGCATCAAGGGAGACGCGAGGATCAGCCTCAATGACCAGCTCGTCGTGGATGTGCATGACAATATCGGAGCAGCGGAGCGTCTTCATGGCGTAGCAGAGAATATCGCGGGAGGTCGCCTGCACGATGTTTTCCACAAATTTCGGGCCGTATGAGTCGAGCCGTTCCCATTTCTTTGTGGCTCCGACACCTTCATAAGTAATACACTCGCCGCCGAATTTGTTAGTGCCGACCTTCGGCTTCACATAAGCGAGGTTCCTGCCGGAGGGAAGCGTGATAAAGAGCATCCCGGAGCGGCAGGAGAAGGTAAGCCCGTAGCAGGAACTTGTCTGCTTGTATTTCACGGCCTGCATGACTGCACGGTCGATGTCCCACCAGAATTTCACGATATGGGGATTCGTCTGCCGCCAAGCCTGCACCAGCGGAGGAAGCTCATCTTCGGTCAAGCCCATCTCGATAGCTCCCATAGCTTTAAGGGCACCGACCGAGCCGCCGTAGCCGAGTGCGAGTTCCGCGATCTTACCTTTCTGGCGGAGGTGGCCGTTTACGCCATGCTTCTCGACCGGGACATGGAACATTTGTGAGGCCGAGGCGCAGTAGATGTCGCCGCCGTCCGCGAATACCTTCTGCCGCCATGTTTCACCGGCATACCAAGCGATGACGCGGGCTTCTATTGCGGAGAAGTCGGAAACATAGAACTGCGTGCCGTCCTTCGGGATGAATGCCGTGCGGATAAGCTGTGACAGAGTGTCTGGCACATCCTCATACAGGAGCTTTACGGCATCGAAGTCACCGGATTTCACAAGGGCGCGGGCATCGGCCAGATCCGGCAGGTGGTTTTGCGGGAGGTTTTGTAATTGGATTAGCCTCCCTGCCCAGCGACCAGTGCGGCTCGCTCCGTAGAACATGAACATGCCGCGAGCCCTGCCGTCGTCACAGACCGCACGTTCCATCGTCTGATATTTCTTGACGGATGATTTGGCAAGCTGCTGACGGAGCTCCAGTACGTTCTGCAATTCCGGAGGAGCGGTTTTGATAAGCTCTGCCACGACCTTTTTACCAAGGCTGTCGGTTTCGAGGCCGTTGCCGGAGAGCCACTGTTTCATTTGCTGGACGCTGTTCGGGTTATCAAGGTCGGTGATTTCCTTCATGGCGGCAGTCAGCTCTTTGCGGGAGCGGGTATCCATCTCGATGGCTTCCTTCACCAGATCCATATCAAGCTTCACGCCACGGTCATTGATTTCCTGATCGATGTGATACTCGTCCCAGACCGAATCCGGTACTGGGTAATTGGTAAGCCGCTGCTGGATCGCCATTTCGACCTCCACGTCACGTTTGTTATATGCCTTAAAGACAGACCACTTTTCCGGATCGTCAGAGGGCAGGTTACGGGTGCGGCCACCATTGGACTTTGTGGGAGCGCAGGGCACGGAGAAGTATTTGATGAGCGCCTTGCCCTCGTCCATCTTCTGATCGTCGAGTTTTAATACTGCGCCGACACCTTTTAAGGACAGAGGAAGTCCCAGCGTAGCCGCCCAGACCATAGAGCAGCGCCAGCTTTCTGGATTCAGGAACCGGGCGCACTCCTGCGAAAGCGGGTGGTTATCGTGGAAGGGGTCAAGGCTGATGCCACGGTCTGAAAGATAGCGAGACAGGCATACACGTTCAAACGCGACATTAAATCCCCACTTTATAACCGAATCGTCCGTCAAGGCAGACAGGACATCTTCCGGTATCTGTTCTCCTTGAGTCAGATCCACAACATGGACTTCGCCGCCATCAACTGCATAACCGAACAGCAGAATCTCGAAATTTGGAGACTCCGCGTACTTATATAAGCCACACTTGGCAAGGTCGACATCACTGAACGTTTCAAGATCGATTGAGAGCTTCTGTATTTTCTCTTGATTCATAGTATTTTCACCTCAATTCAAACAAGCGGCAGAGAATGTATCCCTGCCGCCTGCCGTTTCTGATTTACTCTAAGGACTTCATGCGCTTCTCATGGTACTCATCGTCCTGTGCGGCCTTTTTCTCCTCGCGTTTCTCACGCTTGAAGTCATTGATCACCGTCTGGATGGCGACCACTGCCCATGCGATCACTACGACGCAGAAGCAGGCGATCAGGATGTTGCAGAGAAGGGATGAAATCATAACTGTGCTTTCCATTGGTTGTCACTCCTTTCTTTAATCCAGAAAATCATCTTCGTCATCGGTAGCGAAGTCGGACTCAGCACTGGCCTTGCCGCCGAGAGGCTCACCGTCACGGATTTTCTGCAGGTTGTTGAGCCCGCAGGCGATTCCCTTGTTGCCAGAGCTGTTGAATGCGTAGAACGTGATGCTGGCGCGGCCATACACACCGGAGTACACCTCGGAACGGGTGAGGATCGGGTTCAGGTCTGCATCCACGATGCCGGGAGCAGAGGTAGCGTTGGCATTGATGAAATAGGCGTTCTTGTAGGCCTCGTCGTCCGGGCGCTCTGCATCGCCGTCACGGAGAGGTGTCTTCAGAACGGAAAGAGCCGGTACGGACTTGCCGT